GACTAGGATTAGTGTTATCATCACCAACAATTTTACCTTGCCAATCAATTGGTTTCAGTTCAAAGTGTTTAGGTCTAGTTCCTCTAGCATTTACCTTAACTAGCTGATGAGGCATTGTATCAGCTGCAAATTCTGTACGACTACGTGGCTTTACACATTCTTCCCAAACCCCTATACCATCGTCAGGTGCAGAGTTTGATTTAAACTGTAAGTAATAATCATCTTTATCAGATGTACTATTCACCACCTTCACTACATAACCATGTCTACAATGGGTAGGTAGATCACCTACATCATTGACTTCATCAGTAAGTACATTAATTAATTTAGAATCTGATGCTGTTACAGTCCAATCTAGTTCGTTTGGATATTCAGTATCTGCTACTCCATTTATTTTATCACTGGTATACATCCTAAAATAAATACCATTACCTATTCTTTTAGCAGACCATGGCCAACCTTCACCTGTTCTTGGATTATTACTTGTATAGTCATAACCTGATTTCATATCTCTAGGATTCAGTTTCCTATCAAATTCAGCCATAATAGATTCTAAAATTCCATCAGCAGTTATTGTCTCATCAGCTGAAGCTGAAGTAGGTTCAGGTCTTATTGCTCCAAGACTTGCTTCATAACCTATTACTTCATGATCAGTAACCATTATCTTATAATTGGTTGCAGATGGATCTGCATAATTTGGAGCATCTGAAATTTTTATATCTGAACCACCCATAACAACAAAGAAAAAGTCACCTTTCTTCCAACCTTCTCCACCATGTAAAAGCTTAACCTCTACATTGTAGTCGCAATGATATTCGTCCTCTACTGCTTTAGGAGTACCAGTATTTTTTAGTTCAAATCTTAAGTTTAACTTGTCTTGATAATTCAGTATTTGACCACTATTAGAATCTTTTGAAAAATCCATAGGGTAAGGTTTACAAAGACTACCACTGTGATAAGGCAAGGATGTTGCAGTAATCCCTTCAAAACTATTCTCAGGATCAGATTGTAGTGGTCCGTACTTATTCCTATCTGAGTCATCTCCAGCTAAGTAAGACTTTCCAGTTGGGTTAATAGTAAATATTTCTCTAGCAGTATATCTACAAGCACCATCTTTGGTTTCATTAGGTGGGTTTGCAGCCCATCGCTCTGTAACTGTACCATCTGCATTAGCAGCTACTGCAGCAGACGTATTTTTATCTTGAATCTCATTCTTTGGTCCCTTTGTAAGAGTCGGGAAAGTTGTACCAGTAACAGGTGTTCCCCACCATTGCACACTTAATTTTGTAGCTCTAGATATACTTCTTTGTTCACCACCTTTCTCATGAAAGTTAAGACCATACTGTTTGTTATATGCTATTTGCTTTAACTCTATATATGCTTCCTTTGGTCGTCTATTTCCGTGATACAAAATCGTACTTTCTCCAGGCATCTTCGTCTTTTTATATTCATGACCTCCACGTGTTGCACTTGAATCCAACATGGAATCATCAACACAAGTATCACGTGTTATATTACTCATCTCAGTACGTCTCTCTCTATTCGTTATAAATGTATAATCATTTATATTTAATACCTGAATAGAGTCCTCTCCAGTATGTTCTAAGTAAGGTTTATATAAAGCTGCAGTAGCAGTTGCTGTAGTACCAGATGAAGGTGCAGCTATCGTTACTGTCGCAGTCCCATAAAGTTTACCTTTATTAGTTATCTCAATACTAGTAACTTTTCCATCAACTACTGTTGCTGTTGCTGTTGCTTGTGTACCACCTGATAAAGGTGCAGATATAGTTACAGAAGGTGCAGATGTATATCCTGATCCAGCGTTCGTTATGTTGATTTGTTGTACAGAAAGATCCATCCAAGTCTGAGATAGAAAACAATTAACCCAGTTCTTGCCTTTTGGTTTATATGTATATGGATCTCGTCTAACATAAGTTGGACCGATTTCATCTTCAGCAGGGTTATCAGGATCAAAGTATATAGTATGTTTTTCTTGCCAAACTTCATACTCATTACCTTGTAAATCCCAAATCTGTATTACACCTGATTTATCAATACGTCCTATGAACTTCTCTTCTTGATCAATAATAAAATACTTCCCTGAAGTTAATTGATCTCCATGTATATCTAAAGTTGAAAGAAACTCAGACCCAGGTCTCTTCTCTAATCCTTTAGTTATATTAGGTAGAACGTTTAAAGCATCATTAACTTGTCCTGGTATTTTTAATTCATCAGGTTGTTGTGAGATGCCTTGTATATAGTTTGGTATTGTCTGAGTTACTCCAGCCATTAGATTCTAGATAGTGCTTGATAAGGTTGATATGTTTTATATGAACTGTTATGACCCATACCTAAGTAGTTATGATCACCTTGATTACATTCATATTCCATACAAATTGACCTAGCTACTGCTTCTTGTTGAGCAAGAACTTGTGCTAAGTCTGGGTTAGTGATTAGTTGTGTTGCAGCTCTGGTACTTGCTTTAGCAATTATGTATCTTTTAAAAACTGCTGGTATTGAATGACCTACCTCAGCTTTGTTAGCAAGGTCAAGATCGAAGCCAAATTGCCATACTACATCTATCTCGACTGAGCTTGTAAAGACATCTGTATGTTCTACTTTATCGTAAAGCCTACCATTTTTAATGGTAACGTCTTTCGTTCTTAGTGATTGACCATCACTGATATCATAATGTAATGCGTTAGCAGGTATCTCTATAAAACCATTTGTATCTGGTACAACTGTTATATGCTCTTCTCTATTAAATGACCATCCCTCAGCTTGTACATCTAATGATGCATCTTGAAGAATGTTATAGATAAGATTAACTTCTGGGTTTTCTAGATCAATACCTTGAATAGGGGCTTGACCAATAGTCCCCAAGATTGTATTTATTGCGGATAGTTCTGTATCGATATACGAATAATTAGGGATTGCCATAAGTTATGTGAATAAAAAAAGGGAGACCGAAGCCTCCCCATGTGAATAAAGAAATATTGTTTACTGATAACCAGCGTTGTTGGTTGCAGTCTGAACAGTACCAAACTGAGCTGGCTTTGTAGCAGTACCTGCGAAAAGTTCAACAGCAGCAGCTGGATTCAAGTAGTCTGCACCCATTGCAAGGCGGCCAAGAATAACATCACCCTGATAAATCACGGAGACATCACCTGATGTGACTTGAACTTGTGGTCCGATAGCTTCTACTACACCTGCAGCTTCACGTTGGAAGATAAGTCCACAAGAGTTAGCAAAGTTAGATGCTTGACCATATTCGTTATGAATACCGTCAACAGAGTTACGACCATCTTCAATGCCTGGTGCAACGAAATCACCTGTGTTACCAGGATCAGCTACGTTAGTATCTACAGTATCGTCATTACCTGATGAAGGTGTGTACTTTGTACCATACTTACTTAGGAATGGGATATTCATAGACTTGTAGATCTTGATACCAGCGATCTCTACAATTCCATTACCCTTCTGACGGGATGTACCTTGTGAGTCTCTGTTAACTAGACCATTGTCACCAACCTGTTGGATCAATTCATAATATTGGCGAGGGTTTAATACACCCACTCTGCCTTCAGAACTAACTCCTTTTTCGTCTAGTGCAGCAGCTGCATCATAGAATGCATTAACAAGTGCAGTTGCACTGTAAGCATCATTAGCATCAGCATTTGTACCAACACGAATCTGTGTTCCACCTGGCTCTTCGAAGTTAGACTTCATGACAGGAGACTTAGCTCTTGCTCCACGAGTGATAGCTCTGAAGATTAGACGGTCATATTTTTCAGCTAGTGCATAACCAATCTTCTTAGAGATCTCTCCTCTTAATTCATAGTGAGTAAGAGTCTCGTCTAATTCGTAAACGAAAGCTGAACTGATTAGTAGGTCGTCGCATGTGATTGTCTTTTCTGCGACTGGTGGTGCTCCGTCGGAGTTACCTAGTATGCTGTTTCCTGGTGTGTGGAATTCAGCAGTGGTGCGACCTGTGTAGATGAACTGTAAAGAGCGACCATTTTTAAGGGTACGCTTCATTACAAGATCCCTTGCTATAGCATTGTTCTGGAAGCCTTTAAACATCTCTCCAGAGAACAGCTTAAGTAGCAAAGCTCTTTGATCGGACGCACCATTGAGCGAGCCGGGGCGCGTTAAGTCAGCTAACGGCTCGTTACTATTTTGATGTGCCATTTATATGTATTTTAAAATGTATTGAATGTATAAATCATCATCGCTAGCAATTTTAATTCGAAGTTTTGTGGTCTATCCCACCGTCTAGACGGCTGATGAGTATCCTCGTAAGGGTCAAAAGCCAAATTACAGAGAGGTCCGACACTGAGGTATCTCTCTGCTATGGAAGTTAACATGTAGTACTTCCACGTGAATGAAGAAGGCTAGAGCCATAAAGACTACTAGCCATAATTCATTAATCTTTTTCACTAGGTTTAGTTTCTGTTTCTTCTTGGTGCTCCTCTGGCTTATTGTGATGTGCGTCTGTTTGAAGACGGTACGACGTCACATAAGCTGGATTACCTTTTGATTGATGAGACATTAGAAACTATACTTAGCTCCTAACTTAGTACCATAGTTACGATCCTCGTCACCATTAGTAGCTGTTGAGATCTCACCATATAGTGCAATCTTTTCTTTTACTTGAAAGCTACCACCGACTTTACCTGATAGTTCTGTTTCGGAACCATCAACATCAGCAACAGCTGTAAGAGATGGACCGCCTTGAACATAGTAACTGAACTTATCTTTAGAACCTTCATAACCTATGTGTAGGTCAACAGCTCTACCAAGATACTCAGATCCTGTATAGCCATCATTAGATTCGATGTTTAAATAAGTTCCAGCGGATGCAGGTGCAGACGCTAATGTGGTGGCTGCGAGAGCAAGTGCAATTGTTTTCATTAAATTAATTCTTGTAAGTTTTGTAGTATGCGATGCCGCGATATTTAAGTTTCTCTGCTCTTTCTAAAACTTTCTGCTCTTTAACACGAGCCTGTAATTCTAGTTGAGTCATAGTAAAAACCTCAATACCTAAGCCCCGTTCCATGCTTAGGTTTCATGCGTCCCAATTAAGGATGAACGGACGCGGCTTTATTTTTTAGGTGGTCTTCCTTTTGTAGTACCATAGGTACCCTTGCCTTTAGGCATTTTTGATTAACTCCTGAGTGTTAGTAGCAAGATCGAGTGGAAAATTATGTGCATTCCTTTCATGCATTACTTCCATGCCAAGGTCAGCTCTGTTAAGAACGTCAGCCCATGTAGGAATTGTTTTACCACTAGCATCAACTACGGACTGATTGAAATTGAATCCATTGAGGTTAAATGCCATTGTAGAAATTCCCATGGAGGTAAGCCATATGCAAACGACTGGCCAAGTAGCAAGGAAGAAATGAAGACTACGACTATTATTGAAAGAAGCATATTGGAAAATTAATCTCCCGAAGTAGCCATGTGCGGCTACGATGTTATAGGTTTCATCCTCCTGTCCAAACTTATATCCATAGTTCTGCGATACGAGTCCAGTCGTTTCCCTAACAAGTGAGGAAGTAACCAGACTTCCATGCATAGCAGCGAATAAAGCTCCACCGAATACCCCTGCAACGCCGAGCATGTGGAAAGGATGCATGAGGATATTATGTTCTGCCTGAAAGACAAACATAAAATTGAAAGTCCCTGAAATACCAAGAGGCATACCATCACTGAAACTCCCCTGACCGAATGGGTAC